TCACCTGAATTATTGCTTAAACGTGAACAATATTATATAGACACTTACAAACCATTATATAACAAATTAGTATGATACATTTCCGACAAGATATTACAAAAGAGACTGCTCAATGGGTTTTAGACCAATGGTATAATTTTGACCATAGAATATGTCATTCTACACTATCAAGAATTTCTGAGATGCACAATAAAATCTTTGAAGAATTAGTAAGTATTGCAGGATGTTCTTGTGAACATCGTGCACAACATGGTGTATGGACATCACGTTTAAACCAATATAAAAATGAAATTAATAATATCGCGAATCCTGAGCCCGTACAAGAAGTTATTGCGCCAGTTAAAAATACAAGAAAAAAGACAACAAAAGAATAATGGCTTACAAACCAAAAAACCGCTCTAAATTCTATTTCTATGTTGACCCTAAAGCTGCTTGGGAGTGTATTGAGAATGGTAAAGATGTAAGTACGCTATATCCAGACTACTTTAATGAGGAAATAACTGGTGCTAAACATAGTGCTCATATGGAATCTATCTTAATGCTCAATGAACAATATATGTTGTTAGAAGGTACGATGTATGATTATGCATTAACCTCATTAGGTAGAGTAATTAATTGTATATACGGGACCCAATGTTATGTTTACTTTAGAAAAGATAACGTTATGATTACTATGAGAGATAGTAGATTAGGTATAAAGGAGGCATTCGAGGGACAGGGATGGCATTTTAGCGTAAATGAATTATTAGACAATTATACAAAATACAAATGGAAACACAAAACATGGAAATCATAGAAGGAAGCGGTGCTATTGGAGTAACATCTAATATGACGTATGATGAATTTACTAAATTTATTGACTGGAGTAAAACACATACAGGAATATCAGGTTCATCAATCCCAGTAAATTACGGGATAATGAATGATACAAAATAATATTTATCCGCAAATATATACTTATATATGAAATCGAATAAAATAGAACATACACAACATATCGAAGAATGTGTTGAATATATACTGGAGAATAAATGTGGATGGACTGCATTTACTACTTGGGCTCGGGAGAAATACGACATTAACAACAAAATGGCTAACCAATTATGGAAAGATACTTGGGCAGTTATTAGTGAGGATTTTAGTGATAGTGTAAAACAATCTGTAGATGAAACATTAGTTAAATTAGAACGTTTAGAAGAAGAAGCAATAGCAGAAGGTGATAGACGTATTTGGTTAGAAGTACTTAAATACAGAAATAAAATCCGTGGTGGTGAGATAGAACGTACCCAAATAGAACATAAAGGTGAATTGAACATCAATTTAAATTGGGGTAGTGAAAACCTAAACACATTAGATTCAGCAGATATAGAATGAAAAAAATAGCAGTTACATTATGTGCTCAACATAAACAAGACTATACTTGTAGTGTTAGAGAAATGTATTGTGGTTCAGTATTATTTAAAGCACGTGAGTATTTCCTTGATTTAGCTTATGATGAATGGTATGTAAACACATCCAAATATGGTTTTATGTTGCCTGACAAAATAATTGAACCATATGATAGTTGGTATTTAAAAAAGATGTCATCTAACGGACAATTAAAAAATAACGGTAATGTATTAACAAGAGATATGATTGATGCTTGGTTAGATAAAGTAAGATTACAATTCCCTAATCCAGAGCAAGTTGAATTACATTGTCATTTGTCTAAAGAATACTATGATGAATTATCTAAAATATTCCCTAATGTTGTATATATTAAACCACAATTAAATTTTACTACTACGGCTTGGAAGTATGTTGATGCTTGTAAAATGTATTTAAATGGTGCTTCGCTATCTGAATGTAATGTTTTTATAAGCGAAAAAGCTATTAGTACACGTCCTAAAGAAACTGAAAAAACATTTTATCATTATAATGGAGATGTTTATGTAGGTAAAGCTTGGGATTTGTCTAAAAAATATAATATTGACAATGGTTCTTGTTATGGATTATCAATGGGAACATATCAAATAGCACACGGATGGGTTGTTAATAACTCATTATTAGCGTCTATTAAGCATTACCCCCTAAGCAACACATATCGCCTTGAAAAAGGATTGTCTCGCGTTAATAGACAAGGACAAAGAATGGATATTAATTCTGCTTTTGATGAATTAGAATTTGATATTGAAATGTATACTTAATGAGAATAGAGGAATACACATCAGGTAACTACTTTAGAAAAATAACCTACGTAGATAATATAATGGTGGAATGGGAAGACAATTATGGTAATGGTGAACATTACAAATTAATATACAATAAATGGACAGCAATCAAACCATACAATCCACATATTGTAATCCAGCGTAGACGTAAACATAATAGCTGGGATAAATGAAAACATGTACTAAATGTAATGTAGAAAAATCACTTGAAACATTTAAAATGCGTAAAGATGGTTACAGAAATTCTTGGTGTCAAGAATGTAAAAACGAAAATGCCAGAACAAGTCCTATTCAAAACCAAAGTAAACGAAATAATGCAAACTCAATTAAGCCGGGAGTGTATATGTTTACTTGTTTAATTAATAATAAACGTTATATTGGTGAAAGCAATAAACCGGAACGCAGGCGTAGAGAACACTTATACTCTATTACTCACGGGAATAATATGTCTAATCCTAAAATGAAAAAAGATATGTTTAGTTATGGTATTAAGAATTTTAAATTCGAAATACTTGAAGAAACTTCCAATCATAAAGAAAGAGAATTATATTGGATTAATAAACTCAAACCAGAATATAATATATGCCTTCGGTAACATTATTCTCACCACATAAATCGCAGAAAGCAGTCATTGATGGATTTGCAGATTCTATACATAAATTCGGTGTAGTTGCTTGTGGACGTCAGTTTGGTAAATCATTATTAGCTCAAAATATGATGTTATACTGGTTGCTTAGAACGCCTAATCAAAAGGGTGTATGGATTACCCCTATATATAATCAATGTAAAAAGATATTTCAAGAACTAACCAATGCAGCAAACCCACTTATCACAGCTCAAAACAAAGCTGACCTCACTATCACATTTATTAATGGCTCAACTATACAATTTTTGTCTACTAATAACTACAATACCATTAGAGGTTTTAGTTTTCATTATATGGTTATTGACGAGTGTGCTTTCATAAGAGAAGAAGCAATTAACGAAGCCGTATTACCTACATTAACAGCAATTGGTAAGAAATGTTTAATGATATCTACACCTAAATCTAAGAACTGGTTCTACCATTATTTTCTACGTGGTAACGTGTCTAGTGATGTATATATTTCATTTAAAGGCATTAGTCGAGACAATCCATACGTTAATAAAGATTTCCTTATAGAACAACAAAAATCATTACCTAAGGACATTTATAATCAAGAATATTTAGCTGAATTCACTGATGCAGGACAGGATGTATTTACTGGAGTCGATGATGTATGTATATTAAAAACGTGGAATGAACAAGCACGAGGAACTAGATACTTTGTTGGAGTCGATTTGGGGTTGTCTAATGACTATTCAGTACTTACAATCATTGATGAATCCGGAACAGTATGTTATATGGAGAGAGTCAATGGAACCAGCTATACAGATATTGGACGAACGTTTAGTAATATTATTAGACGATACCCTATCTCAGGAGGATACGTCGAAGTTAATGGGCCTGGGCAACCTGTGTTCGAATTGTTGCATTCGCAGGAGAAAAAACTTAAACCGTATGTAACAACAAATGAATCTAAAGCACAAGGTATTAGAACACTTATATACGACATTCAAGAACAAAAACTAGAGCTACCGTCGAAGGAATTATTCCCTCATTTATACACGGAGCTAAACGCATTTACATATAAAATAAACGCAACGGGTACAATATCATTTAGTGCGCCAAATGGATTAAAAGATGACTGTGTGATGAGCTTAATGTTAGCAAATGAAGCTAGAACTAAGCTTGCCTTCTCAACATCAAAATTGTATATTGGAAATAAAAATAAACAACAAATATATCAATAATATGGGATTCAATTTTATCACAGACCAACCAGACAAGAAAATGGTTGACAACACAACAACATTATCAGTAAACGAACCATCAATCGTTGAAGAAGATTTAACACAAGAAATATTCGCCGAGGGTGAAGAAGAACAATTAGCGATTCAATTCCTAGAGG